AACAAGGTTTGATGCAGCCATTAGCTCCGGTTTAGCTATTATGGCTTGTAATAGACACTTATATTCTCCTAACGCAGTAGTACAGAAACAAAAAACAAATATTAGCTTTGCTAGATACGAAAATCAAGGAAGCTCATCTAAAATAATAAAATAAAGATATGGCCGAGTCAATCAACAAAAATTTATTCCCTAGTCAAACAGTTAGTGATTTAGAAAAGGTTAGCCCTGAGTATGGACTTGAGGTTGGTAAAGCTATTGAAAATGAATGGTTTGGATCTGAATCAGGTATAAATAGATTTAAAAGTAATGAAACTAGTTTTCATAGATTAAGGCTATATGCTAGAGGAGAACAATCAATACAAAAATATAAAGATGAGTTATCTATAAATGGTGATTTATCTTATCTTAATTTAGACTGGAAGCCAGTACCTATTATTCCTAAATTTGTTGATATAGTAGTTAATGGTATATCTGATAGAACATACGACATCAAGGCTTATTCTCAAGACTCATACGGCTTACACAAGAGAACTCAGTATATGGAAAATATACTAGTTGATATGAGAACAAAGGATTTATCTAAGTTTGTTCTAGAAAACACTGGTGTAGACATATCAAATACTAAACAGGAAGAGTTACCTGGTTCTAAGGAAGAGCTAGAATTACACATGCAACTATCTTATAAGCAAGCTGTTGAGATAGCAGAAGAACAAGCTATAAACACTCTTTTAGATAAAAATAGATATGAATTAACTAGAAAAAGAGTTAATCAAGATTTAACTATAATTGGCATAGGCGCTGTTAAAAATACTTTTTCAAAATCAGAAGGAGTTAAAGTTCAATACGTAGATCCAGCTAATTTGGTTTATTCATACACTGAATCACCTTATTTTGAAGATATATATTATGCTGGTGAAGTTAAAGTCATACCTATTAATGAATTAAAAAAAGAATTTCCAGAATTAACAGGTGAAGATCTTGGGGATATAATGCAACAACCTCACTCTAAGAAAAATGGGTATAGCAGAACTCACCTAAATGATAGTTATGTAGATAGAAATCAGATAGAAGTTTTATACTTTAATTACAAGACCTACATGAATGAGGTATATAAAGTTAAAACAACAGGATCAGGTGCTAGTAAAATTATAATTAAAGATGACACTTTTAATCCTCCAGAAAATTTACTAGATGAAAACTTTGAAAAAGTATCTAGATCACTAGAGGTGTTGTATGAAGGAGCTTTAGTATTAGGTACTAAGAAGTTGTTAAAGTGGGAAATGGCTAAAAATATGATGAGGCCAAAAAGCGATAGCTCTAAAGTTAAAATGAATTACTCAATAGTAGCTCCTAGAATGTATAATGGTAAAATTGAATCGTTAGTTGGTAGAATAACTGGTTTTGCTGATATGATTCAGTTAACCCATTTAAAACTACAACAGGTTATGTCTAGGTTAATACCAGATGGTGTCTATTTAGACGCTGATGGTATAGCAGAAGTTGATTTAGGCAATGGTACAAACTATAATCCGCAAGAAGCGCTTAACATGTTCTTTCAAACTGGTAGTATTATAGGTAGATCATTAACCTCTGAGGGTGATATGAACCCAGGTAAAGTACCTATTCAAGAAATAGCTAGTGGTAATGGTGGAGCTAAGATGCAAAGCTTAATACAGACTTACAATTATTATCTACAAATGATAAGAGATGTAACTGGATTAAATGAAGCAAGAGATGGTAGTATGCCATCCAAAGATGCTTTAGTTGGTGTTCAAAAACTAGCTGCTGCAAATTCCAACGTTGCAACCAGACATATATTACAAGCTGGTTTGTTTTTAACCTCAGAGTTAGCTGAAGGACTTTCACTTAGAATATCTGATATAATAGAGTACTCACCAACTAAGGAATCATTTATACAGAGTATAGGTGTTCACAATGTTGCTACGTTAGAAGAAATGTCTAATCTGCATTTACATGATTTTGGTATATTTATTGAGCTAACACCTGACGAAGAAGAGAAAGCAATGTTAGAAAATAACATACAAGTAGCTGTGGCTCAAAAAGGTATTGATCTTGAAGATGCTATTGATCTTAGAGAGATAAAAAATATTAAACTTGCTAATCAACTACTAAAGATAAGAAGAAAAAAGAAGCAAGAAAAAGATCAACAAATTCAACAACAAAATATAGAGGCACAAGCAAATGCAAATGCTAAAGCTCAAGAAGCCGCTGCTCAATCAGACGTTAGAAAGCAACAATCATTAGTTGCTATAAATACTGAATTAGAGCAAGTTAAAGCTCAATTAGAAACTCAAAAAATGAACCAAGAAGCTCAGTTGAAAAAGCAATTAATGCAACTTGAGTTTCAACTAAATATGCAGCTAAGACAAATGGAAGTTGAAGCTACTAAAGGTAAAGAAACTCAGAAAGAAGACAGAAAAGACGAAAGAACTAAAATACAAGCAAGTCAACAATCAGAGTTAATAGATCAAAGAACTAATCAAAAACCTCCTAAAAACTTTGAATCATCAGGTAATGATGTGATGAAAGGTGGTTTTAATATGGGATCTTTTGATCCTAAATAATTATTTTTAAATTTTTTATTATATTATATTATGGCCAAGAAAAAAGAACAACTAGAAGAGGTTGTAGATACTACAACTGAAAAGACAGAAGTACAAGTTAAAGATAAGGTGGTTGATAAAGAACCTGAATTTAAGGTTAAGAAAAAACCATCTATGAAAAAACAAAAAGAAGAAACTATTAAAATAGATCTTAGGGAGATTAAGAAATCTCAAGAAGATGTGATTACTAAAGAAGAGCAAAAAGAAGAAAATGCAACAGAAAAGCCAGAAACACCCGATGGATCATCAGCACCAATCGAAGAGTTGGGAAAACAAGATGCCACAGATCAAGCCTCAGAAGAAAATAAAGAACAAGTTTCCAAGGATGAGCAAGACAGCGTTCTCGAGGAGATAACTGACGAGGAAGTAAAAGAACAAACAGAAGAACTGGTCGATGAGGTCAAGGAAGCTGTAGAAGAACAAAAACAAACTGGAGAAGATCTACCTGAAAACATAAAAAAGGTGGTTGACTTTATGAATGAGACTGGAGGAAGCTTAGAAGATTACGTTAAGCTAAATCAAGATTACACCTCTTTAGATCAGAATCAATTATTAAAAGAATACTATAAATCAACAAAGCCGCATCTAGATAATGATGAAATTGACTTTTTGATGGATGATAATTTCTCTTATGATGAAGATCTTGATGATGAAAGAGATATTAAAAGAAAAAAATTAGCATTAAAAGAGCAAGTAGCTAATGCTAAAAGCCATCTAGACGGGTTAAAGTCTAAATATTATGAAGATATCAAAATGGGTTCTAAGTTAGCACCTGAGCAGCAAAAAGCAATTGATTTCTTCAATCGTTATAATAAAGAGTCAGAAAGTAACACTAAGATAGCTGAAACGCAAAAATTATTATTTCAAAAGAAAACTAATGAAGTTTTCTCTAACGAGTTCAAAGGTTTTGAATATAACGTTGGTGAAAAGAGATATAGATTTAACGTGAAGGAAGCTGATAAGGTTAAGAGTACCCAGAGTGACATTAATAATTTTGTTAGAAAGTTTCTAAACGATAAGAATGAAATGTCAGATGCTAAGGGTTATCATAAATCTTTATTTACAGCAATGAATCCAGATGCTATCGCAAGCCACTTCTACGAACAAGGTAAAGCTGATGCTTTAAAACAAAGTATAGCCAAGTCTAAGAACATCGACATGAATCCAAGACAAGGTCTTGCTGGTTCAGTTAATTCTAGTGGATTGAAGTTTAAAGTGTTAGGTGATGATTCTTCTAAATTAAAATTTAAGTTTAAAAAATAAAAATATACAATTATGGCAATATCAAGCGCAGCTGGGCCCGACGCGGCACCACGCAAACAAACACTATCAACGAATTATCTTGATTTTACAGATGGTTCAACTGGTTGGGAACAACAGTACCTACCAGATTTAATGGAAAAAGAAGCTGAGATTTATGGAAAAAGGACAATTTCTGGATTTCTATCTCAGATCGAAGAGTTGGGAAAACAAGATGCCACAGATCAAGCCTCAGAAGAAAATAAAGAACAAGTTTCCAAGGATGAGCAAGACAGCATTCTCGAGGAGATAACTGACGAGGAAGTTCAAGATAAAACAGATGAGCTAACTGATGAAGTTAATGAAGCTGTAGAAGAACAAAAACAAACTGGAATTGATCTACCTGAAAACATTCAAAGTGTAGTTGATTTCATGAAAGATACTGGAGGAAGTCTAGAAGATTATGTTAGACTAAATCAAGATTATTCATCTCACACAGACGTCCAACTATTAAAAGAATACTACAAGTCTACAAAACCTCATTTAAGCGATGATGAAATAGATTTTATGATGGAAGATTCTTTTTTATGGGACGAAGATATTGAGGATGAAAGAGATATAAAAAGAAAAAAGCTAGCTCTTAAAGAGCAAGTTGTAAATGCAAAAAGCCACTTAGACGGCTTAAAGTCTAAATATTATGAAGAAATCAAGATGGGATCTAAGTTAGCTCCTGAACAGCAAAAGGCTATTGATTTCTTCAATCGTTACAATAAGGAATCTGAACAAACTACGAAGTTAGCTGAAGAACAGAAGTCTGTATTTCATAAAAAAACCAATGAGGTTTTTTCCGACAAATTCAAAGGTTTTGAATATAACGTTGGTGAAAAAAGATATAGATTTAATGTAAAAGATGCTGGTAAGGTTAAGGCAGACCAAAGCGACATTAGTAATTTTATTGGAAAGTTTCTAAATGAAAAGAACCAAATGTCAGATGC